GTAACTGGAGGCAACAACTAATGGCTGGTCTTTATAACCTAGGTCATTTGCTTAAGGGTGTCTACGTCAGTGGACGCCCCGTCTCCATGTACATTGCTGGACAGAGAATCTGGCCTGTTGAAGATCCCATAAAGCAGTACGAAAGAGTCCGTTTGACTATCGGTTGGAACAAGACAGATAACCTTGGTTTTAATGGCATGTGGTTGAATGGACTTCGTGCTGACTTTCCTGATGACTGTTATGCTGGTCAGTATTATGACAGTTCATGGCATCCTATCAACAGCACAGAAATGTCTGCAATTTGTCGTGAATCGGCTGGTGCTGGAACAGCATTCTACTGTCAGTCAGCAAGATTTGACTTCAGTGGCAATCAGCCTTCAGGATGGAGAAACATTGCATGGACAACTCAACAGTATTACCAGCCTACTGGAACTGTTACTGCTGAGGTATGGGGTAAGAATGGTAACCTTGAAACCTTACTTGGTTCAGGTACATACAGTATCGGTCCAAGTGCTACTTATACAGTTAATTTGGAGTAATGTATGGAAGCAGTAGGATATAACAACAATCCTTTGACATACGACGGTAAGTTCATTTCTGCATTTGAGGATGGTTTCAGTGACTTGATTCCTGACTGTATCATTAAACGCAGGTCAGGTGTTGCTAACCGTCCTGCTCTTGCTACGAAGTATTCGGCAGGTATGACAACAGCTACACCTACAGATGTGCATGAAGCAAACGCATTCAGCTCGCCTTATCTTTATAAGAAGAAGGTCAATTTCAACACATGCACTATCTTGCCAGTAACGACAGGTTCTGCATCTACTGAACTTGGCAGTGCTGTCTATTACAGCTATCCATCTGCTTCAACTGACTACATCTATTTTCATTTGAACAGCTCAGGCGAATATGACTTGACTAATGCTGGTTCTGACCATAGCACAACATATGTTGACGTTCCTGGCGAATCGGAAGTTGTTCGTCTGAAGTATCTTGGGTCAAAGACAGGACCTTCATTTAACCTTTCAGATTTTACTGCAATTAGAAATGTTTACATGCCAAATCTTACTCGTAGAGATGACGGCGACGGCGGTATACATGGAATTTTCCAATATACTGGTGATATAGAAGATGGTCTTAATAACTTACAAACAGTTGTAAGAATATCATATCCAGAACCTCAAGTAAGGGAACTTGAAAACTTTTATCTTCCAACTGCTGGAAGCGGTGGATATGACGACTGGGGTGCTGGATGGTATCGTATTTCATCAGTAAAAAATGTTGCATTCAACACATATACAGTAGGTGCTGATACTGAAGGTTATGGTCATTTTCCTGGACTTAAGTATATGGAAAATCTAACTGCTAATGTCAGAATAGGATGGGATGAACCTATTAGCGGTATGACTGTTAGAGGAGACAATGTAAATGCACAGATTTACCTTGTTAATAGCGATGTATTGGGAAATGTATCAGCATGTATGGCAGCAACTGCTTCTATAGTAGATGGTAACGTCTATACTAACCTGTCTGACCCACGAGATCCAAGCAAGCCAAGATTTAGCGCATGCCAAATAGGTTTACGAGAACCAACTACCATAACTTTAGGAAGTGGTGTAAAGTCTGGTATGGGCAGATCAGCAGAAGTACCAGCAGGAACATATAATTGGTCTGACGCAAGTGGCTTCTATATGGGTGGAAACTTAGTATTTCCTGGCTGCACGGCTGGTAATGTATCAGTCATTGTATAATAGATAATTTAAAACGAATCGGGCGTATCCCGACGGAGGACGAACATGGCAAGAAAGAAACAAATCATTGAAGACGTATGTACTGCTCCTGAGGAAGTAAAGATCGAGATTAAAGATCCAATCAAATCACTTCAGGAACAGATAGACAAATTAACACTTATCATGACGCGCATTGAACAGCGTCTTGACCGCTTTGGAGGAGGCTACTAATGGCAGGCGCTCCAAAGATGTCAGAATCTCACCACAAGATCATTGGGAATAACCTTCTCAACGATTACGAGTTGCGTAAGAAACAGATGATTTACTTTCTTGAGTACATGGACGCTCCTTCGTTTGAACCTCAGCAGTCAGATGGCGTTCATCTAAACAAGCAGGCAATTACATTCCGTCTCATGAATCATCAGGGCTGGGGCAGGGGCGACCATCTTGACAATAAGCCTTCATACGCTTCTGTCGCTAACTTCATGAACTCTATTCAGGACTATCTTCCAAAGCATTTGATGCGAACAGTCCCGAAAGATAAGATAACAGCGTCACCACTGTGGAAACGTAATTCCTTTGGACCAGACAATACATTTGCTGAAGATACGAAAGAATTGCTCGACCAAATGGTTGACCGTCTTGAAGTTCTTAAAGAGAAGATTGAAGATAAGTTAACTTCTGGCTTCTATTACAGCAACAAGAATCAGTACCTTGAAATTCTCAAGAGACGTTATAAGTCAAACTGGTCAGAAAGAACTGAACAGCAAGTTGACGCATCAGTAAATGGACCATCAAAGATAAAGATTTGTTTCGACGATGAGTAAAGCAGTCAATGAATACAAGATTGGCTGTATCCGAGTTGTTGACTGTAGCGATGGGTCAAGAGAGATACATTATGATCTTTTGCCTCATCAGCGCAAGTTAAGAAAGTCAGAAGAGCCAATCGTTTATTTCCGTGCCGGCCGTGGTTCCGGCAAAAGCGTTGCAGCAGCTACAATCGCTGTTAATGCGCTACTTAAAGGACAGCGAGTAATCTGTCTTGGACAGACAGCACAAGCAATTCGTGAAGTTCTTGTCCCAGAGATTACCAAACAGCTACAAGTAATCATTCCAGGCGAGTATAAGTGGAATCAGACTTCCAATAAGATCGTATTTGGAGACGGCGTAATTTACCTTGCTTCATACGAGTCAATTGAGTCTATCCGTGGTTATACTTCTATCTCGCTGGCAATCCTTGACGAGGCAGCCCTTGCTCCGCCTGACATATTCTCTGTTCTAGCATTCTGTATGCGTGACTGTGCTCCGTTCGAGTCTAGAATCAGAATGATGTCTACTCCGCGTTCAGATAACTGGCTAACGAAGTTCGTCAAAGACAATAACATTCCTATCATTACAGCGAAGACAAACGACAACCCAAACATTTCTGAAAAAGAAATTGAGTTGATGCGTAAGACCTGTATAGATGAAAATGCCTGGAAGCGAGAATTCTACGGTGAAGAAGTTGATGACTCCACTGACGGCATTCTATTCACACAGCAACTGCTCAATACTGCTTGTCAGACAAAACGAATGGAACGTCAAGGCTATAACATTGGAGTTGACTGTGCTGGTCTAGGAAACGATATGAACGCAATCGTCGTTCGTCGTGGTAATGAAATTGTCAAGATAGTTGAGAAACGTCAGGCAACAGCATCAGAAATGTGCAGTATCATCAAGGGAATAACTGTCGAGTTTGGTAAAGAAAACCTGTCTATGGTATACATTGACGCAGCATACGGTCTAGACCTTTGCGAGCGCCTCATTGAATACGGGTTGCAGGCCACCACAGTCTCTTTTGGTGCTGCAGCAAACGAATCTACCGTCTACTTAAATCAACGCGCAGAAATGTATTGTAATGCGCGTAGAGAGATGGACGATATGGGACTAATTGGTTTAACTGAGGAATTGAAGCACGAATTGAACGCAACAAAGTACATTCTTAACAACAGCAACAAGATCCAGCTGATACCAAAGGCTGATATAAAGGTCGTTCTTGGACGTTCACCTGACTTGGCTGACGCATTGGCGCTGACATATTGCGGTCCAATCATTGAAAAGAAAGTAATTGAGCGTAAAAGACAGTATCAGTCACAGTTCCTTGAGTAAGAATAATATATAGTATTGAACTGCTTGCAACGTGGGCATCAGTTCATCAGCAAATCCACGCTTAAGGTTAAATCCTATGGAAGAACAAGAAAACATTGAAACAAGTGTTAGTACCGAACAGCCTTCAGCAGCAGTTCAGGAAACCACTCCCGTCGAAAACACTGCACCCGCTGAAAATGCAGCGCCAGTAGAAAACCATAATGTAGATGTTGAGAATAAAGGGGCTCAACCAGAAAAACCGCAGTATACGGACCTTGAAAAAGCAACATACTCTTTCAAGAAGCAGTTTGCTAAACAGAAAAGCAAGTATGAAAAGCAGATTGCTGAAATGCAGAGAGCATGGGAAGAACGCTTTGACAAGTTGGAACATCCTGAAAAGTATGCTCCTAAGACCCGTGCTGATTTCGAGACCGATGACGATTTCATCAACCACCTTGTAGATGATAAAGTCCAGGCAATTCTTGCACAGAAACTGGCTGATTATCAGAAGCAAGAAGAGGAAGACAAGAAACAGTCAGAAATTGAGAATCAGTATAAGACACGCGTCACCGATAACGTTGCTAAGCTTTATCCTGATGAAGCAACACGCAAACAGTATCAAGAAGTGGTGGACAATGCCTTGAAAGATGGTCTAGGTGATGTTCTTGAGCAGGATTCCGATCTCTGTCAGTATATCATGCTTAGCCCTATGGGACCGAAGCTGATGTATGAATTGGCAAGCGACATCAATGCTGTTGATAGTCTATTTGCCGAAGGCGTCACTCCGATTGCAAGACAGTTCAAGATTCGTGAAATGGAAGCAAGATTGGCAGCACAAGTTCCGCCGCCTCCCGCAGCTCCTACCGCACCGACTGCCGTGCAGACTCAACAA